ATCTCTCAGAACTATCGTTACAAGTTTGGGCAAGAAGAAGAAACGTATAACATTGTAGCCGCTCATGGTTACTTTGGTCGTCTTATCTTCCAATATGCTTCCTTCAACAATTCCCGTTCGCTGCACTTTTTCCTTGCAGCTTGGCCTGTTGTAGGTATTTGGTTTGCTGCTCTTGGTGTTAGCACCATGGCATTTAACCTTAATGGTTTTAACTTTAACCAGTCTTTGCTGGATAACAAGGGTCACGTAATTAATACGTGGGCTGACATTCTGAACAAAGCTAACCTTGGTTTTGAGGTGATGCACGAACGGAATGCTCATAACTTCCCACTTGATTTGGCTGCTGCTGAGACAACTCCTGTTGCCTTGACTGCACCTGCTGTGGGTTAAATAGTTGGGAGGACACCTCAGAGTCGGATCCTCCCTTCATTGGCGTTGGCCCTTACGAGGACACCCTTCGCCGTCTAGACGGTCTGGAGAGACAGACAAAAAAATAACTCAAAAATTTTCCAAACGTTTGGGAGTAAGTATTCTTAATTAACTCCTTAAAAAAATGGCTTTCCAATCTAGCGTTAACCCCTCTCAGCTTACTCAGCTGGGTCAGGCTAACCTCGCGGGTGATACCCGTGCCCTTTATCTCAAGCTGTTTAGCGGTGAGATGTTCAAGGGTTTCCAAAACAATACTATCGCTCGTGACCTGATCATGAAGCGCACCCTGAAGAACGGCAAATCGCTGCAGTTCATCTTCACGGGTCGTACCAAGTCCGAGTTCCATACTCCGGGCAACAGCATTCTTGGTGATAGCAACGGTGCACCTCCGGTGGCCGAGAAGACCATCACTGTTGATGATCTGCTGATCAGCTCTGCTTTTGTGTATGAGCTTGATGAAGTTCTTTCTCACTACGATCTGCGTTCTGAGATCTCCCGTAAGATCGGTTATGCTCTCGCTGAGAAGTATGACCGCCTTGCTTTCCGTGCTATCGCTCGCGGTGCACGTGCTGCTTCGCCTGTGTCTGCTGCTAACTATGTTGAGCCCGGTGGTACCCAAATTCAAGTGGGTACTGGCGCAGGTACTGAAGCTGATGCTTATGATTCCACTAAGCTCGTTGCTGCCTTCTATGATGCAGCTGCAGCTCTGGATGAAAAAGGTGTGTCGATGGATGGCCGTGTGGCTGTTCTCAACCCCCGTCAGTACTACGAACTGATCCAAGCTGTTGGTAGCAATGGTCTGGTGAATCGTGATGTTCAAGGTACCGCCCTGCAAGGTGGTAATGGTATCATCGAAATCGCTGGTATCAAGATCTACAAGTCCATGAACATTCCCTTCCTGGGTAACTACGGTACCAAGTACGGCGGCACCACTGGTGTCACCTCTCCTGGTAACACTGGTTCCTTTGTGGGTGAAGCTCTGGAAGATGCTTCGACTGCTCAGACCGGCATCAACAACGATTACGGTACTGCTGCTGAAGTCGGCGCTACTTCCTGCGGTCTGATCTTCCAGAAGGAAGCAGCCGGTATGGTGGAAGCTATCGGTCCTCAGGTTCAAGTCACCAGCGGTGATGTGTCCGTCATCTATCAGGGTGATGTGATGCTGGGTCGTCTGGCTTGTGGCTGTGACTACCTGAACCCTGCTGCTGCTGTTGAACTGCACGTTACCAGCACTGCACCTTCTGCATTCTGATTTAAATGCATTAACGGGAGCCTCTTCGGGGGCTCCTTTTTTTTAACTCTTTACTGAGAATGATAATCAATGGCTTTTCCTACCACTAATGCAACGCAGGAACTACCTGCTATTAATCAAATTTTGCAATCATGTGGGCAAGCGCCTGTAACTACCCTAGATCAAACCAACCCGGACGTTGCGATTGCCTATCAGACTTTGCTTGAAGTCTCTAGGGAAGTACAGGCTGAGGGCTGGTCATTTAATAAAGAGTACAACTATACCTTGACTCCTGATAATACCAATCAAATCTCTATTCCTAACAACATGTTGCAGGTTGACTTAAGTCACAACGCAGCTAACATGGATAAAGATGTTATTAGACGTAGTGGTAAGTTGTACGACAAAGCAAACCATACTTATACATTTACTCAGCCAGTAGAGTGTGATATTACCTGGCTCTTTGACTGGGTTGATATCCCTACACCTATCGCTGATTTTATCACTGCCAGAGCTGCGGCTACTGTGTCTAGCCGTATTGTTGGTGATAATAACCAATACACAATTCTTCAACAAAAAGAAGCTTTTACTAGAGCTATGGCAATGGAGTATGAGTGTAATCAAGGTGACTATACTTATTTTGGTCACCCTGGTAAGACTAATACCTACACTAGTTACAAACCGTACACCGCACTTTATCGATAAATGGCTGCAGTTACTCAACGGATTAATAGCTACCTTGGTGGCGTATCGAAACAATCAGATGACAAGATGTTGCCAGGTCAAGTTCGTGAGTGCTACAACGGCTTCCCTGATGCAACATATGGTTTAACAAAACGTCCCGGTTTTAAACACATTGCTAACCTAGGAACTGGTGCCACTTATGATGCTGGTAAATGGTTTTACATTAAACGGGATGACGATGAAGAATACGTAGGTGTTATTAAAGGCTCCAACATTAATATTTGGAATGCTGTCACTGGAGCTGTTTGTACGGTTACATATGGTTCAGGGGCTCAAGCTTATTTAAGTGGTGTCAGAACTGACTACAGAATTATTACCGTACAAGATACCTCTATTATTATTAATAGCAGTGTTACTGTTGGAACCCAAGCGGCTCCTACCTTTAATGAGCATAGACACGCTACGATTGAAATTGAATACGTTACTTCTAGTACAACCTATACAGTACGTATTACAATTAACTCTGTTACTCAAACAGCTACTTACACCACGCCAGCGTCTGCTGATATTAACACAATTCTAACTCAGTTAGAAACACAGATTAACGCCATGACAGGCGATCATGCTCAACTAACTGTCACTAAACTCAGCAACTCCTTGGAGATTTTTAGCACCATTGATATGGATGTTACTGCTCAAGGTGGTCTAGACAATAAAGCTGTGACAGCTGTTGAAGATGAAGTAGCAAGTGTTTCTGGGCTTCCAACAAAATCAGTTCAAAATCGTATACTTAAAATTGTTAATACTGATTCTGATGCTGATACATATTGGGCTAAATTTATAGCTCACAATGGTGTATCTGGTGAAGGTTATTGGGAAGAGACTAGGGATCCAAGTGTTTCCCCTGGTCTTGATAACACAACTCTTCCTCATGAGTTGATTAATTCAGCAGTTAATACGTTTGTTTTTCAAAAGATTACTTACGAAGATCGACTGGTTGGCGATGATGAAACTAACCCACACCCAAGTTTTGAAGGATCAGTTATCACGGCTGGTTTCTTCCATAACAACAGACTTGGTTTCTTATCACAAGATAATGTGATAATGAGTCAATCTGGGGATTTCTATAACTTCTATTCTAAATCAGCTCAGACAACCATTGACTCTGATCCAATTGATATTAGCTGTTCATCTACCAGACCTACATCTTTACATTCTGCATTACCTGCTGCTCAAGGCGTAGTCCTTTTCTCTGAAAACCAACAGTTTATTTTGTTTGCAGATGCTGGTGTTCTTACACCATCTTTGGCAACTATTCGTGAACTCTCTAATTATGAGATGGATCGTACTATCCAACCTGTTGACGTAGGTACAAACCTTACCTTTATCACTAAAACTCCTGGATACTCTAGGGTATTTAGTATGGTTACTAAAGGTCAACAAGAGAATCCTCAAATCCTTGATTTGTCTAGAGTTGTAAAAGAGTGGATCTCGCCAGATGTTGATCAGCTTATCTCTAGCCCACAGAACTCAATGATTGCTATGGCAAGTCAATCATTAAATGAGATTTTTATCTACCGTTATTATAATGACGGTCAAGAAAATCTGATGGAATCATGGGTTAGCTGGTTAATGCCTGGTACCGTACAGTTTATGGAGACAAACTCTGATGACATGTATGCTGTTACCAAACAGGGTAACCAGTTTGTATTGTCTAAAACTGCTTTAAGTCAAAGTCCTGAGCAAGCTATTATTGTCAATAACCAAGGTCAAAAGGTTAACCCTTGTATTGACTTGTATGCCACTGCTTCAAGTGTTGTATATGATTCAGCTAACAAACTATCTAAGTGCTACCTCCCTTATAATGATGTATCTTCGTTGACACCTATTATTGTTATTAAAGGTAATACTAGTTCTGGTTCTTTTGTTGAATCTGGTTTTACTATTACACCCGAACGAGGAAGTGATGGCACTGGTCCTTACTTTATCGTGCCTTATAAAGATCTTACCAGCGTCGCTAGTGATGTGATTGTAGGATTTAAATATAACTTTGATGTTGAGCTACCAAGAACTTACTTTAGATCTGATCCTAGGGTTTCTGACTTTACAGCTAACCTAACAATTGCACGTATGAAGTTTGCAGTTGGTTTGTCTGGTATGATGAGCTTTAAACTTCAGCAAACTGGTAGACTGCCTTATGAGGTAACGTTTACTGGGGATGGTAG